CACTTATCAGTGAACGACTATGTATTGTTAGTTTCTTTGATTCTAGTAAGGTTTTGAACTTAGCGCAAGCAGCAAGTTTAGGTTTATTGGTGGTAGTGAATCCTCGTTTACCTTTACCTGCTTCACTGATGAAAATACCTGTTATATTTGATTCACCGTACTCGTTTAACGATACAATTGCTGCTTGCCCAATGCCATTGTTCTCAATAGAGTAGTAAATGTTGTTTGGTTCATTAGTCTTTTCTGAGATATACTTACAAATCTCAGCTAGTAGTTTGATTTGACTAGGAATATCAGTCTTATTGTGTTTCCACTCGCCGATTTGTGTAGTCGTACTTGCTTCAAAGATTTGAATAGCAGCAGGGTCGCCACCTGTACCTAATGATGGGTCGAGAGCAACTACGTATAGTTTGCCCTTTTCAGGTAGTTTGTACCAGCGTACTTGTCCCATTCTATTATTAGGTTCAATGCCCTCAAGCATAATCAATGTGTTTGGATTGATTAGGGTTTCGTCTGCAATGATGAATTCGCAACCGATTTCACGATTGAATCTGTCATCACCGAGTTGAGCTTTCATTTCATCAGCCCATTTTTGATCACGGCCAGGTTGTTCAGTCCAGTATGCTCTAAATGCTCTAAAGCCGTTAACACCTAACTCAGTAGTATTACCGAATTCGTCTTCGGTCTTGTTTGCACCTTTCCAAATAAGAGCGAACTGGTCTTCGTCACTGTTTGGAGTTGAAGTGATGATTGCCTTACCACCAGTTGATAGAGTAGGAGTGATAGAAGTCCAGAATTCTTGTGCGATTGAAGGACGGACGAAAGCAAATTCGTCAAGATATAGAAGTGTGATAGACATACCACGACCTGTGTTTTCAGTCGTAGTAGCAGACACAATGCGTGATCCGTTCTCAAAGTCTAGCGAACCCTTGTTGTAAGTGGTTACGCCAGCTTTAATGTGGTTCGGACAGTTTTCATACGCATATCGTATACGCTGCATAATTTCTTGTGCACCGGTGTACTTGTGTGCTGCAATTAGAATAGTAGAATCCGGTATGAACATAGCGTACCAAAGCAAATATCCGGCAGCCGAAGTAGATTTACCTGACTGTCTAGGCATCAATGAGATAGAGAAACGATAGCGATGGTATGTATCAATTAATCGTTCTTGGAACTCCCATGGGTGATAATTCATGCTACCCTTAGTAGGGTGCTGAATCATAAAGAAGTTATCCATGAAGTATAGATAACCTGTGTCTGGATCGCAGCACTTCATGAAATCATCAAGTTCCTGTTGGTTCTTGAAGACCGTCTTCTTGTAAGGATCCTTGATTAATGTTGGTGTATTTGCCATATAACTATTTAGTTAGGTTAACCGTTTTAGTTTGTAATTTCTTCCCAACCTAAACGCCACAATAAATCAGCATTTGGATTACCGTAACCTACGCACAATGTTAATATGTCAGGTGTCCCATCGGCTTGTCTACTCAATTGGAGTCTTGCTTTAACATCATTAGTTACTACCAAAGTATCTCTACTACTTGTTACTCCGCCGAATAATACAGTACCATCACCGACTAGTAATGGTGATAAATTAGTTTGTACTACTGAATTACCAACACTAGTCCAAGAAGTATTTGCCACTACATTACTTGCATTAAGAACCAATTGATATTGTCCATACTGCACATCAGTCAATAATAAATCTAACTGACTCGGTAATACTACTGCATCAGGATATGCGGGATTTAATCTTATACTTGCTAATGCAGTATATGCATTTCCAGTTGCTACTCTAGTCGGAGTTATACCGCTACTAACATAATTTTCAGTAGTTGCCGGTGTATAACCACCTTCTGAAATAACAGTACAGCATATTTGCTTAAGCGTTGAGTTGCTTGCGGTTGTGCCGGTATTGGTTATTTCATATCGTGGATTCAATGTGGCAGTAGTCATGTAGACTTTTGTGTTACCTGATTGATTAGCGTGATGGAAAGTATGTGCTACGATAAATTGACCATTGACAATAAATCCAGTTCTTACACTACCTACGCCAAGCCATTCAATGTCACACCAGAAAATATTAGTAAGTGCTGGATTCAAGTTGATGCCACTTGGGTTAGTACCTACAGAATTACTAAAGCTGTTAGTGTTCCAATCTTCCTGCGCAATGCGTTCTTCTACTATTGCACCTGATGCACTACTGCGAATGACAAGATATAAACTAGTTCCATCTGCTTCAAAGTATATACCATCATTAGTAGTAAAGTATCCTACACGCTGGCGGCAATTAGCCTTTAATGCACTCATGCAGAAACTTTCCATAACCAGCATACTCTTACCAGGTTGATATGGTTGAACGAATTTGGCTTGTTGAATTGCGCTTGATCCGTTAGCAGTACTTACATTAAGATTAAAACTACTTTCATTTGCTACATATATTACATTGCCGCCGGTAGCAGTGACATTACTGAATTGCTGTCCTGAAAGATAACGATTCTGACTATCAAATAGTGTTACTGGGTTTGATACTCGTAAACGACCAAATGCATCTAACTGTGTGCCACCTAAAGCTACATTAGCGGTACCGGTAATTCCGACATTACCGTCTACTGTTAGACTGCCGCCACCATCTACTACTGTCACATTTGCGGTGATACCTGCAATATTTCCGGTTATACTACTTACGGCTACTGTACCTGTAACGGCGGCATTAACATTTCCACCAGTAATATTAGCATTAACATTTCCGGAAACATTTGCATTGACATTACCCGATACTACCCACGGACTTGTTCCCTGAGTTACAGTAACATTACCACCTGTAATATTTGCGTTAACATTTGGCATTGTGCCTATGTTAACATTACCGGTTATACCTGCAAGATTACCCGTTATTGAACTGACTGCTACTGTACCAGTTACTGCGGCATTTACATTACCACCTGTGATATTAGCGTTGACATTGCCGGTGATTGCCGGCATAGTGCCAATATTAACATTACCTGTTATACCAGCAAGATTACCAGTTAATCCAACATTACTACCAGTTACATTAGCATTAATGTTACCTGATGTTACTATTACATTACCGCCGATTGGCATATAAGGTACATCAAGAATACCGGATGTACCGATTTCGTCTAAGTGAACGTGTACAGGGTCTTCGGCGGAACTATTTACTGTTACTGTGCCTGGAATTTCAACATTACCTTCAATAATAATGTTTCCGGTGAAGCCTGTTCGTAGATAAACATTTCCACTGGCTTCATCCAAAGCCAACGCTTGGTTAATATTGCGTAGATACCAGGGTGCTACGTTACTTGGATCTGGTTCGGCCATAAAAAATACTCTCACATTTCTATGAGAGTATTTATCTTACTTATTTGATATCTAGTGGTCTTGCTTTAGTAGCAACAATACAGTAGTATTTTTCGCTAGCTTTGGTTGGGTTTTCAGGGTCTTCAGGGTTCGGGATATTTAAATCAAATTCAAGATTATTAAACTGATCAATATTAAATCCAGTACGCTGTAGCAACGCAGCCAATTGGTTTGCTCCAAAAATACTATAGTGATTTAGATTATATTCATGCTTTCTATCACTATCGGGAGCAGGAACTTCAATATAAATTTTTGAACCTTGCTTAAGAATACGATTATATTCCATTAACGAAAAGATAGGATACGGGCTATGCTCTAGTGCGTGACGCAAGAAAATGAAGTCTACTGATTCATCATAGTATCCGTCTTTCTGAGGCAAGAAACTTAAGTCATACTTTTTAATAGTATGGCCTTTTGCCTCACAGATAGCAACATCACCGGGGCTTAATGTTACTCCAGTAACGTTAGTATATTCACGCTCTTTCATTTCGTCAAGAAAGTAGCCTGGTCCGCTTCCTAAATCAAGGATGTGCGCATCCTTAGGCAAATCAAGTGGGTCAACGTAAGTTTCTACTACCTGCTTAGTCAATGTTTGGTGAAATTTACTGTCACCTTCATCATAGATGTGAGCAGTGTAAAGCCATTCGTTATAGAACTTGAGCTTGATGAGGTCGAGGGTGTTGTTGATGTCGATTAAATTGTTCATGAAATTACTTATGCGGTGATTTGATAGTAATTATTTTTTTCTGTGATCTTTTGGTCTAGTCGCAACCGGGCTAGTTTTGTTGACACTATCTAATTCGCTACTATCTCTACCCTTAATCATGTGTTTAGCTTGTGTAGGAGATACTGTATTGAAGGCCTGCTGCATCATATTATGTTCTAGTTCACTATATGGATAAGCTAGGTTGTTTTTGCCAGCAAAGCTTTCATCATCCATTTTAAGTGCCTTAGTAGATGAACCATCTGCCATAGCTACTGCTTTCATGATTTGATTCAAGTGATAGGTTCTGTCAGTGCCGTCATCTTTAAACTTGTAAGCGCCAGGTTGGGCTTTGTTATGTCTTTTTGGAACTTTGCCCTTAGACTCGTTTATGAACTCACTAGCCCTCATTTCTTATATCCCTTGAAGGGCTTAATAGGACTTTGGTCTTGTGTAGAGTCTAGTTCTTCACTATCCAAATCACCCTTGTTCAAATCTTTAAAGGGGATACCTGCTGCTTTATATGCTATCTTTAACATATCCTGCTCTACCTCAGTATACGGGTGAGCAGTGTTGTTTTTACCTACCCAGCTCTCACTACTTAAATCAGGAATAGTTTTTCCGTCAGTTGAGGCAACTGCCATCATAACTCTGTTCAAGTCATATGTACGGTCATATTGGCTTATTGCAAAAACGTTTAATCCAACAGTAGATTGCTGCTGGCGAGCAGATACTTTTCCCTTACCGCTTTCAGTAATAAACTCGTGCGCTCTCATCTTTTGTAGCCTTTAAAGGGTTTAAGAGTGGATTGTGTACCGGTGTTTGGTATCTCATCGCTACCTGGCGTACTTACTGATTTTTTGCCACCTTTGCCTACTTTCTTTAGTGCTTGGTCAATAACCTGTCCAATATCAGCATCAAATTCAGAAGATACTACCTGATTCTCGCCCCATGCACTTTCCGCTTTAAAATCATGCTTGAACTCATTTTGAACACCGTCATCAGGGCCACTTGTTCCGCGAACATCTGCAATTGCTACTCCGAATCTATACAGTTCATAGAAGTCATTATTCTTCAATTCAGGAATAACATAGGTATTTGGTAATGCATAAGATGCAACACTTAAACCATCAGTAACCGATTCTGTTATAAATTCGTGCGCTCTCATTAGAATGACTGTTCAGTTTCAACGTTCAAATCATTCTCAGTAGAAATAACTGAGTCAACGTAGCCGTCTATTCCTAGTAGTAAGCCGGCAACATTGGCGCCGGTCCAAATAATCTGAGAACCGATAAAGTGAAAGATAGTCGTGTCTTGTATTGGGTCTGCAAGCAATTGCACATTGCCTCCCACTACCTGCATACTGTATCTAGTCAATGCATTTCCGAATACTGAGGTACCTACTGCACTAAACTTTGCATCATCTAAATCTTGATTAATTTGTGCGTTTAATTGCATACTTTGGCTATTATTACCAGTAGGGTCAGCCGCATATACATAAAATTGACCTAGGGTAAATGTGTTAGCATCAGTTTCAAATATCAATTGTCCAGGAGCGTCTCCAACTGAATAGGAGCTACTAGTGTTGATTGCGGTAGGGAAAAGGTTAGCGAAGTTATTATTGATCTTACCAAACGCTACTCTTAGCGGATCGCCCTCGCCATCGTTAGGTAGTGTACCAATGTTAATAATTTCTTGAGTTGCCATATCAATCTTCCGTTGTTATCTAGTATTTATCAAACGGTAGACCGGATTACTTTTTGGTAGCTTCTTCAAAAATAGCTTTTTGCTTAGTATACCACTCGTTCCAGCCTTCAACTTTGACTTTGCATTCGTGATATAGAATGTAGTTTTCCACTACTATTTTAGTGAATTCCGTAAGTGAGGCACCTTCAGCAACTTCTTTTAAGTCAGCACATTTTTCTTGTAATGTTGCAGGAGCTTCCGGAAACTTAGGGGCAACTGGAACTGCTGTAATAGCACATCCTGATAGTAGAACAAGAGGAAGAATCATTAATTTCTTCACTTCTTGGCTCCTTCAAGTTTGCTAGTGTCCATCGTAGCAGCAGCATTGTGTGCGCGGATGACCTCAGAAGGAAGTGGGCATTTGTTTTCGTACTTGATAACTTCACGGTCAACATATTCAGTGATAGTCTTGCCTTTAGTGCGAATCACTTCGGTATCCTTGACAATCTTTTCTACAATTACCGTATTTGTTTGTGCAGATTTTGCTTCGGCTTTAGCTAACTTAGCTTCAAGTTTAGCTACTGCTAGTGCAGTGCTTTCTTTATATGCTAATGCGCCCTGAAGGAATAGTCCTAATACTAGTAAGATTGATGATACAATCTTAATTAAGTAACCGTATGTCTTGATGAAGGGGATGCGTTGCACAAAGAATGCAATCAATAGACCTAATACACCAGCACCTAATACAGTGTGAATGATCCATACAGGGAGAAGTGTGAGTATCCAGTAAATGTTCATAACGTATTATTTATCAAAAAACTTACAAACCGCATCTGCAACTGCCTCTACTTCACTATCAGTTAATTCAGGATAGATAGGAAGACTTAGTACCCCTCTTGATAGCGCCATGCTAGTGCTAAGTAAATCAGGCTTTTTTATTATGTCTTTGGCTATAGGTAACTCACTAAGAACATATGGATAATGTATCTTAGATTCAATTTTATTATCATGCAAATAATTGTGTAGTT